GCGTTTTAAAACAGTTCCACAAAATTCAATATGATAAGCGTTTTAAAACAGTGTTCTGTAGCTCCCTTCCAACAAAATTCAATATGATAAGCGTTTTAAAACAGTTCCACAAAATTCAATATGATAAGGGTTTTAAAACAGTTCCACAAAATTCAATATGATAAGGGTTTAAAACATCATTATATAGGTTCCTTCCAACAGATTAAGGGTTGAGGGCTGCATTATGTGAGTATTTTTTTTTAAAGCGGGATGTTTAACGATTAAAATATGGATGGTATGAACGTATATGACTTTGCGCCCTTAGATTTGAGTAAGGAGGTAGAAGGTTCTATTTTCGGGGTAAATTGTTATAAGGATAAATGTTTATTATCGCGTAGTGATAGTTGTATAGAAGGAGATTGGATTTGTAGGTACGAACAGGCTGCCATAGAGGGGGAGTAGGCGGCGCCTTGGGCTAAGGCCTGCGGTTGTAGGTGGAACGTAGGTCGGAGCAGAGCCGGAACAGTTTATTGTGGAACTAAAAAAAATAAAAAGGAGGAGATAGCGATATGAAAAAGGCATTTAAGATATTTTCTATTATGTTTGTCATAGAAATAGTGCTGATAGCTATGTTAGATGCTATGGCGTAAGTGAGAAAAAATTCTTCATTAATTTTCTTATGCTTTAGACAGAATGCTCCCATCTGCGAAGATCGGAGCATTTGCTTTATGGGATTCATGGTGCATCAAGTCGGTTCGATTCCGGCGATCTCACACAACATTAAAATAGGGAAGAACATGTTAAAAGAAGAATTTGAAGAACTGATTAAAAGGGAGGTAAACGAAAATCAGTATAAAAACATAGAAACGGCATACGAGGCTTTGCCGGAGTATATGGATAAGATGTATTTAGCAAGTGCTATTTCAAATGATATTGGGAAAGCTATTAATGTCTTATCGTTTTTAGGATCGCATATAAGCGAGTTAATGGGTTCGATAATAATCGAAAGGCAAAAGGTGGAATCATGTGCCTATGATTTAATAAACAAATCGCATGAGGAGGATGACTTGAAAGCAAGAGAGATTGCCGTGCGATTAATAGGAGAGAGGGAAACAGTGGCATACACAGTAAAAGAAGGGCTGCCATTGTGGGAACAAGATAAAAAGTTTATAATAGAATTAATAAAGGAGGATAGAAAATGAAAGACGGTATTGTATTGCATCCAGAGCATGGGTTGAATCCATAGAACTATGCATAGTCTGCGGTGAAGAGATGGGGATTGCTTTATTAGGGAATAACATCAAAGGGCAGGCGCCGCATCATATATGCACGGGAGAAATATGTGACAATTGCAAAAAGATAATAGATGACGGAGGTTGTTTTATTATCGAAGTTGAGGATGGATCAGATCAAAAGAATCCGTATCGTACAGGGAGATATTGCGCGATAAAGAAAGAAGCAGCAAAGAAAATACTTGGACAGGAGCATAGTATTGTGTACATGGAAAAGTCTGCGTACAGTCAAATAATACCACAAAAATAAAGAAAGATATGTTTACAAAAGAAGAGCGATTATTCATATGGAAAAAGGTATATGAGATGATTGATAGGTTAGAGGATGGGGAATACATATGTGTTGCGTTAAGAAATTTTCAAAACACATAAAAATATCTATGAGTTTCGTTCAGACGAAATGGTGAGAATATATTTCCCGGAATTGGAGGAGAAGATAAGTATGGCCACAGAACCAGAGGAAACAAGAACGTTTTATGGGTGGTTTGGTTGTCTTAGTCCAGAAACGAAGGAGGTAAGGCTGAATATTGTGAAAGATATTATAAAAGAATTAGAATAGTATTTTTGTTAATCTATTTTATTCATCAAATTAAGTTTTGGGTTTTGGCATGTCGGTTCGTGAGGATAGGCATGCCTATTTCTGCATCATAGAGGGGATGACGCGGCGTGCCGGTGCGTATGTGCCGGTCCTGGTTCGATTCTGGGCATCTCACAAACAATAAAACAAAAAAGTTATGAGAATATATAAGAATGATATTATAAAGGCGTCAGCAATAAGCACCGGAGCCGACAGAGGCGTGTTGCTGTGTTCAATAACAGATTCAGGCTTTACGTCTATAGCGGGCGTAATATCGGCTGTTAAGGATAGGTTACCAAACGAAGATCACAAGAAGATGGTTTTTGAAATCTTGAATGATACGAAAAAAAGAGTACGGAAGATATAATAATTGCGGAACAAAAGTATTGTAATAAAGAGTAGAAAACAATATGTTTATGTAATATTAGTTTTTTCGTTTTTATTGAAAGGAGCGCCGGCCTGTGAAGGTATGCGCTCTTTGTATTTGTATAATGCATAAAACAATAATAATATGACAGAGAATAGTATAGACGTAAATATCGTACCTGTAAAGAATGGTATGAAACGTGTTGTGGTATCATATTACCATTATTCACGCAAGGAGAAAGATCGCATGAGTTTCCAAACGGATTACGTTTGGGAAACAAAGAATGAAGAAATGTTTAAATACTTTGAGGCCAGGAGGACAAAAGTATTTTATAGTCAGATTCGTGCCATGTGTAGATTCTATGGCAAGAAAAATGTACGTAAATACAAAAAGTTATGATATTAAAAACGACAACTAACGAGTTTTGTTTCATTAACGTAAGTTTCTACGAAACAATAGCAGATCCTCGTCATTTCTTTGAACAGGATTATGAAGAGATGCCAGAATATGAGGAGGAATCGGATTTTGATTTTGATTCTTATTACAATAAGTTTATTCCTTTTGTACAGGAATGGGCGAATGAGGTAAGTGAACGCCTTTACGGATGTTTATCGTATTCCGATTTTGCAACAACAGAGATGCTTATACCGGAAGGTTCGGAGCATTTATTCAAAGACATTTACACGGCAAAGGCCGACGAATTATATCATCATGTCCTGGATAAATTCGGATGGGCGTGGCGTGATCCGAAATATAAGTCAGAAACAGAATTATGCGCGATGCTAAAGTGGGCAAAAGAAAAAGGCTTGACCATTGAAGAGTTAAGTATTTAATTGTTAAACATAAGGCAGTAGTGGTGCGTGAGTATAGGTGCTGCCGTTAAAATATTTTATAAGATGAAAAAAGAAGAGATTCAAACTATTTTATACACAATCAAAGAAGGAGACAGTATTAAAATCAAAGTACAAGACAAAAGTGGAGAGATAAGACTGCGGGATCATGTAAGAAGAGTACAGAAATACGGATACAGGTTTTGTTTGTCTCATTTACATGATGGAATTTTCTATCTGGAGAAGTTGAAAGAAGGGGATAAGGATAAATACTATAGAGTAATAAACAGAGGAAATGGAAAGACCGGAGTATAATAAGCTACGCAAAATGGCTAAGACTACTCCAGGTCTGATAGTGGACGAGGTGCAAAACATGATGCGTGTATCGCTATACGATGATGGGGAACTTAAGAAGGTGGTAGTAGTAATGAAATGCGATTCTTTTTTACAGTCAAAAAGTAACATAGAAAAGATAATGTTATTATCATCTTCTATAGAAGATAGAAAAAACAAGAAAAAAAATAAAACAAAATCAGAAAATGAACAGAATAACAAAAATAAGAGAAGAAATAGGAGGAAAACAGGTTGATTTGACCTTTTACGGGCGCTTTTGCAGCCTTATCGAAGGTGATAGGAAGATAATACTAAGGGCAATAAAAAACGGTCGTAAAAAAGGCGTAATCGGGGCCATTCAGCCTGGGAGACATGACAGAATTTGGACCACATGGTCTGTCGCTTTTGATGATCTGAGGGTAGGGGATACGGTAGAGTTCAGTACATCTGGAAAATACAATCCCAGATTTCATGCTACGGAAAAGTATGTAGGGTGTGTAGAATGGATAAAAGGGTCGGAATGTGCGATAAAAACCGGTAAGGGAATAGCAGTAGTATTAATTAAACACATAGAAAGGGTGGTAAAATGATGGGGTTGAGAGAATTTGTAGAACTTTTTGACAAGAATGAAGTAAAGAATTTGTTTAATGCATTGTCTTTATGTATAGAATACGTAAGGATAGATTTGCATGTATTTAATATAGGTGCCTATGTTACGTGCCTGTACAGTAATGATCTTGAATCGCTTTCACAGACAGAAGGTTGTAATGTGAATATGATAATAGAGGTACCACACTTATTCGAAGCATTCATGGAATACGCTTCACCGGAAATGAAGTTGTATTACGAAAAACTAACAGAGACAGTATAATATGAAAGAGGAAGTAGAACGGATAAAGAAGTTGGTTGGCATAGATCATAATAGATGGGAGCAGCCTTGTACATGTGATAAATGCAAGAACATGTGTGAGGTTCCTTGTATTGGTACGCCAAAAGACATAGAAGCTATCATAGATGCCGGATACGCTGACAGGCTAAAAGAAACAACGTGGATGGTAGGGTATCTTGCAGTGAAAGAAAAACCAATAGCGATGATCCAGCCAACAGTGAAAGACGGGTGGTGCGTGTTCCGCCGGCCGGACGGTCTATGCGAGCTGCATGACCGAGGACTGAAGCCGACAGAAGGAGTTCTGGCTTCTTGTAAGGTGCTTGAAGAAGACAATATTCCAACATATGAGACATCTGTACTTAGAGCAGTAGCTCATGAGTGGGTTAAGATAGAGAACTTCGCAACTATAATGAGGGTCGTTTTTAAATACTTGCATTACAATGAACGTAGAGAACAAGATAAATAAGATAGCTAAGATCCTAAAAGAAAAAGGATTTATTGTGTATAAGAAAGGTGGGAAAGAGCCAGGTGTATTTTACGCTAAAGAAGGTGACAGTCGAATAGGGTTCGTTTATCCTAATAACGGATATATATACGACAGAATAAAAATATGGTCTTTTTCAAGAATGTACAAACCGCATAAGAAAACAGGGTCTTCGTGTTTAATGTGTGTCAGCGACGAATTTACGATAGAGAATGCGATTAAGAACATAGAGGATAGACTGTGGGTGAATTATATAAAAGACGGTAACAGAAAACGACCAGAAGAATATAAAAATATAAGAGAATTTGTTGGTAGCTTCACTAAATTCTACAGCTCTGTAGAATTAGTTGAGGTTAAGTAGTTTTCCATGCGAGTTAGTTGCCGGCACTGGTCTGTGAAGATAGGTGCCGTTTTTTTTTATTCAAGAAAGGAGGACAAAGATGGGAAAAAGAGACAAGGAGATACCTTATGAGGTAGTCATACAGGAAAGAAAAAGAGTGGATTTATACGGTAACGTAGTGTATTATATCTATTGGTTTGATAAATATGGGTACAATATCACAAACGAATGGAAATTCTGGAGCAAGGGTCCGAAAAAGAAATACGATAGAGTCAATCGTTATCTAACAGATAGTTGGTTGAAGGAATACTGTAAGAATAACAATTTAAAGATAAGTAGAATAAAGGAATGAAAAAGATAAAAGTAGACAAAGTGATATTATATTACATGGATCGGGTAGACCCTGACGGGAACCTATACCGGTTCTATGTATATAAAGACATGGCATCTGAAATAGAATACTTTTGCACGGAAGAGACAGGTAATATGACTATACCAATCGGAGAAGGAAAGTATATTGAAATCGTGCCAAGGGAAATAGTGAAAATACCGGTAAGGGGATATAGGAAGCTTACTGGAATATGGAATCGTGAAACATGTAACGGGAAGGGATGGTATAGGCTTTTTAATTATTTCAAATACAAGCCGACCCTATGTTATTTTAAAAAAGCTGGACATGATGAAAATGGGAACACAAGATACGAAATATCATTATTTAATAGCATTATAAATGTGACAAGATATTTTAATCTGTGGAGAATGAAGCCAGGAAAGTATGTTATGGTAACAAACGAGTGTGGAGCCTTCGTATGGTTCTGCTGGACTATGATGATATGACTTTAGGTGATTTTGATAATACAGGGGAAAATGAACAGGTTGCTTATTTTATTAACTATTGCTTAAATCAAGACAAAGATGGGAAAGAGTAGAAAAGATTATGAGAAGTTTCTTAACTCCATATCTCCAGATAGAGACGATGAGGCATGGATCATTGGAGGAAAGAACAGGTATTGCGGTAGAGAGAATTATGGTACTATGATCAAAAGGTATGATCCTATTGGTTTTAACGTAGGATACAGGGAGTGGGCAGAGCAGCCGGGGAAGGGGGGCGCCCGTCCTGCCATGAGGCCAGCCTGGCTGTTCGTGGCCAGGGCCATACATTAATCAGATAGTGAACGGCGAAAACAATACATAAAATGGGAAACGAATTAAAACTTAACAGCGCAGAAGAAGCCAGAAGGATGTGGCAGGTGGTGTCGCTGTTGCACCGGGGAGGCCAGTTCCGGCATGGCCTGGTAGAGGACGTGGGTGGCAATAAGTGGAGCATAAACCGGTATGAAAACGATATACTGACAGCCGGATGTCATCGTATTGCGTATAGTGAGATGCAAAGTATTGCAAAGCAACTGGGATGGGCGTAAGTAACCCATCTTATTTTATAACAACTAAAAACAAGAAAAATATGGAAAATGCAATTATTGTTCCGTTTGATTTAAATACGGCGAGAAAAATTAAAAGCGGAGAAATAGAAGGTTCGGTATTAATTGATAATATTGAAATAGAATTTGTATATGAGTCGAAAGACTGTGCAGGTCCTTATAATTTGCTTTTTGTAAAAAAAGATGGATATGGGATAAGTGCTATATATGCCAACACGGAAGGTTGTATTATTGGCGGCACCACTCTGGAATTGAGGGTAGAGGCTGGAGCGTATTT